CTTGATAATAGTCACACTATGCGGTAATATGTAACTACCGAAAGGGGTTCGGGTGTCCGGTGGACACCTCTGCCGAAGGCAGAAGCACCGACCGAGGCGACAGCCGAGACCAAAGCCCCACGGAAAACAACGAATTACGGAGGAAAACACCATGAAAGAAATCAAGATTTTTGAACAGGCAATGCACGAGGACAACGAGTTCTTCAGAACCCACCAGCTGAACCTTACGCTTTTCACCGCCTACCGCCAGCAGAAGCACACAGGCAATGAGCTGATCGACTTCTCCGAGGTGGTCTGGGAGGAGGACATTGCGGCAATCAGCGAGTTCCTCAAGGCGGAGGGCATCACGGAATTCACGATTTCAAGCACCTTCAGCAGCCTGATTCAGACCCTTGCAGAATTCGAAAAGCACGGATTCCGCATGAACAGCTTGACCGAGGTCACTGCCAACTACACGGACTTCACCACCGGAAAGCTGAAGGTTGTACCTGCCATCAGAATGAGACTGAACTAAGCAACAACGGCACAGCCCCTTTCGGGGCTGTGCCGAAAATAAAGGAGAATCGATATGAAAATTCTTGTAATCGAGCCGGGCAAGCACCCGTATGAAAAGGACATCGAGCATACCCTCGAAAATCTGCAGAGCATTGTCGGAGGACACATCGAAGCTGTGTATCCCTTTGAGGATGAGGTGGCTCTTGTTTGCCACGAAGAAGCACTCTTCGACCCTGCACAGCAGTGGAACAGAATCATCAATCCGCACATGGTTATCAAGGGCACATTCTTCCTCTGCGGACTTGGGACGGAAGATTTCACTGATCTGCCGGATGACCTTCTGGAAAAATACAAAAAGCATTTCTGGGATATTACCCATTTTATTCCCACGCCGAACGGTCTGCTACCCATCACGGTGCGTGACATTATGCAGGCGGAATAGCCGCCACGTTGCTCCGTGTGGCGAGGCTGTGCCATTGCCGTAAACTTATCCCCAAATGAATACAAGCCCTCAGAACGCAACTGTGGCGGTCTGGGGGTATTGTCACATATACACGTCTATTGGGGTGTATTTTTGCCCTATATTCTGTAGTTTTAGCCGCTTGATAAAAGTCACATTATGCGGTAATATGTAACTACCGAAAGGGACAAAGCCCCACGGAAAACAACGAATTTTGGAGGATAAGAAAATGGTAAGTTACGGAGTTGCAAAGGCAAGAGCGATGGCAAGCAAGAGAAATTGGAATGAGGAAGAATACACTTCCAAGGCAATCATCACCTGGGCGGACAGCGAATGGGAATACGAGCTGGAAATCGACAACGAGGACATGGACGAGGATTTCGAAGCCTGGGTTGAAAAGCACGCCGAGGAGCTTGCAAAGGAAGCCGCCGAGGACGAGGGCACGACCTTCGAAGAAGTCATCGGAATCAACTACGAGTACGACTACATCGATGACGACGAGGCTTTTGAAAGGGACTACGAAGCCTACGCCGAATTCGAATGGGAGTGCAGAACGGGGAGATAACCTCCCCGGCACAAGCCCCGCAGCCGCCAACACGGCGGCTTGTGAGGGGCAGCAACGATAACAATGCCCTGCCGAAAACGGCGGCACAGTGAGCGTTTGTGGGTAAACAGGAGCGTCAATGATATGCACAAATTCAGCCCCTCATCTTTGTCACATTTATTATCCGAAACACCGTTGACTTATCGCCGGAAAGACGGTAATATACATTATGCCGAAGGGCGAAAGCAACGAAAATACGGAGGTTTTACTATGTGGCACGAAGGGACAATCAGAATCGGCAGGAGCATTTTCCATTACTGGGTGAAGCACTACGATGAGCCGAGCCATTTCGGGATCGGCAACGGCAGAATCAGCAAGCTGATGCTGAAACGCAATGGCAGAATCGTATACAACTACGACCGTGGCGAGGACACCAAGGCAATCGACAGCGACACCGAAAAGGCACTTGCAATCCTGATTCGGGATTACAATTAACCATTTTCTTATCCAAAATATATCGGGAAAGGCTCTGCAGCAATGCGGAGCTTTTCTCTTGAAAGGAGGCGGTCATTTGAAAAAGCTGAAAAAATACACACCCACAGAATTCATGGCAGACGATTCCCACTATGACAAAGCCACCGCCGATTACGCAGTCAACTTTATCGAATGCCTCTCCCACACCAAAGGCACATGGGCAGGAAAACCATTTGAATTGCTGGACTGGCAGGAGCGAATCATCCGTGATTTGTTCGGCGTTCTGAAACCCAACGGCTACCGCCAGTTCAACACAGCATATATTGAAATTCCGAAGAAAAACGGTAAATCTGAGCTTGCCGCCGCCATTGCCTTGCTGCTCACCTGTGGTGACGGCGAGGAACGTGCGGAGGTCTACGGCTGTGCCGCCGACCGACAGCAGGCGTCCATCGTTTTCGAGGTTGCCGCCGATATGGTGCGGATGTGTCCTGCACTGAATAAGCGTGTGAAAATTCTTGCATCACAGAAAAGAATTGTCTATATGCCGACCAATTCTTTCTATCAGGTGCTTTCGGCAGAAGCGTACAGCAAGCATGGCTTTAACATCCACGGAGTTGTGTTCGATGAGCTGCATACCCAGCCAAACCGAAAGCTCTTTGATGTTATGACAAAGGGTTCCGGTGATGCCAGAATGCAGCCGCTGTACTTTCTTATCACCACGGCAGGCACGGATACCAATTCCATCTGCTATGAACAGCACCAGAAAGCCAAAGACATTCTTGAGGGCAGAAAAATTGACCGGACGTTCTATCCGGTCATTTACGGTGCGGAGGATGATGCCGACTGGACTTCTCCAAAAGTCTGGAAACAGGCGAACCCCTCTCTCGGCGAGACTATCGGTATGGAAAAAGTAGTCGCCGCCTGTGAATCCGCAAGACAGAACCCCGGTGAAGAAAACGCTTTCCGACAACTCCGTCTGAACCAATGGGTAAAACAGGCTGTCCGCTGGATGCCCATGGAAAAATGGGATGCCTGCAACTTTCACTTTGATGCATCGGAACTGGAAGGGCGTGTCTGCTACGGCGGACTTGACCTTTCATCGACTACGGATATTACGGCTTTTGTGCTTGTGTTTCCTCCAATTGACGAGGACGATAAATACTATATCCTGCCGTTTTTCTGGCTGCCGGAAGATACACTGCCGCTCCGAGTCCGCCGTGACCATGTGCCATATGATATATGGGAACGACAAGGCTATCTGCTGACGACCGAGGGCAATGTTGTCCACTACGGATTTATCGAGAATTTCATTGAAGAATTGGGGCAGCGTTTCAATATCCGTGAAATCGCCTTTGACCGCTGGGGCGCTGTGCAGATGAGCCAAAACCTTGAGGGACTTGGTTTTACTATGGTACAGTTCGGGCAGGGCTACAAGGATATGTCGCCGCCGACCAAGGAACTTATGCGTCTGACGCTCAACAAAATGATTGCTCATGGTGGTCATCCGGTGCTGAGATGGATGATGGATAACATTTTCATCAAACGTGACCCAGCCGGAAATATCAAGCCGGACAAGGAGAAATCCACGGAGAAGATTGACGGTGCGGTTGCACTGATTATGGCTCTTGACCGTGCGGTGAGGTGCGGTGCTGGGGATTCGTGGACAAGTATTTATGATGAGAGGGAGTTGTTGGTGTTGTGATTGGCTCGACAAACTGGGAGTGGTAAGTAAGACTCTTTGCTTTGTAGAAAACAAATTATCTCTCAAAAAATGCGAGTAAGTATATGACTGTCATACCAATGGATAAGAATGCAAACACTACTGTTAATACGCAATAAGTCAGAACCGCATTTTTTATATGTTGTTCTGAAAAGGCGAATATTTTCGGATTGCTTTTAGGAAATATAACAGTAACTTTATCGCCTTTATCTATTCTGAAATCACATGCACAAATCATTTTACCACATATCTGTTCCCCGTCAACAGTATAGACTGCCTTGGCGTATTTTCTTGTGAAATAAGTTCCGTTCGACGTACCAAATGCCCAGATGATTTCTGCCCAACATTGTATATATGCGTTTGCTTTGACATCACGGCGAAATTGCAGTGCAAATTTTAGGCAGTATGCATTTTTTGCCCAGAGCAATACAAACAGAACTGGTAACGCTATATCATTCACTATGATCACCCCTGTTTATTCACAAAATTCTTGGTTTGTGAAGCCTATACCCCACACTATTTTATAAATTATACCACATCCCCATTGAAAAAGTCAACCGAAAGGAGCGTGATCCCCATGAGCATTTTCAAAGGACTTTTCAAAAGCCGAGACAAGCCTCGGAACAACTACAACAGCCCCAGCTATACCTACTTCTTCGGCAGAAGCACTGCCGGAAAGAGCGTCAATGACCGCACGGCAATGCAAATCATCGC